AAAGACAGTTGGGAGCTTTAAAAATATTGGCTGGTGGTTTAAGTTTTCTTTTTGTTATTTGGTTACTAGAAAGGATTCTGTAATGCCTAGCAAAGATTGTGTAAAAGAATATAAAGTAAGAAGTTTTGCTTTCTACATGGGTGCCTGTGCATTTGCTGTAGGCGTAGTAACAATACTTTTTATATTAAAGTAATTCGTAGAAGTTGTTTGAATGTTGTTGTGGACGGCGGTGCAAATCCGCCCACCTCCACCAAAAGTATATTAACGAACCGAGTTATCGGTAGCAAACACACATTATAGTTGTGGTAATATACTTCTGATGGGGGTGTTTTAGAATCGACATGGCAAACTAGAACAATGGAGAATCGTCAAGGCGAAAGACGTTAGGGTTGAGGATACTCGGCCGAAGAAGCAAAGTCTTAAATGCAAACGATAATAAGTATGCACTTGCTGCCTAATAGGTAAGCGGAGTTTCACCAGGTGAACTTAGCAACAGAATCACCTGGATAAATAAAACACCAGCAACACACAAACCGCTGGTAATACACATAAACACACACAAGGAGAAGTAAAATGAGTATGACACCCTATGAGATACGGCTAGAACTCTTAAAAATGGCCAAAGAAATGCTCACCGATGACTATTATGGCAAGCGTGAAGTTATTTCAAACGAGTGGACAACCAAGGTAGAAGAATCCAAAATTAACGGAACTCCTTCACCACAACATCCAGGTTTTCCACCATTTCCCTCCGAAGAAGAAATCATTAAAAAAGCAGAGATGCTCAATGGTTTCGTTTCTCAAACCCCTCCACAACCTGAAGTTAAAATAAAATCGAAAGCTAATTCGTAAATTGGAGACCAAGGTGGCCAGAAGTTTGGCCACCGTAATCAAAAAGGAAGAAAAATGTATTTCAACCGTAAAGTAACAAACAAATTTTTAATTGCAATCTCAACAGCTCTCATTGCAGTTAATCTATTAATTCCCGTAGCCAAGGCACAAGCAAACAAAGTAACTGTTTCAAACCTTGGCAATCATTTCAGTAACGAGGTACAATGCCTTGCTGAAAACATCTACTATGAATCCGCAAGTGAATCATTTGAAGGTAAATTGGCAGTAGCACAAGTAACACTCAATCGTGTAAACTCTGGTAAATTTCCAAAGACCGTTTGTGGTGTTGTCAAGCAAAAGGATGAAGTGAATGGTAGAATAGTCTGCCAGTTCTCTTGGTTCTGTAGTTCAGCATACAGCATGATTCGTAACTCATATCAATGGGAAGAATCGGTACTTGTTGCAAAGAAAGCCTTGACATCTGAAGTTTCTCATGTTATACTCCATCGTGAGAAGGCCATGTATTATCATGCCAATTATGTAAAGCCTAATTGGAATTTACCAAGAATCACACAGATTGGTAATCACATTTTTTATAAAGAGAGAAGTAAAATATAATATGCCAACAAAAGGTGAGATTAAAGATTTTAGTATGATGATTGAAGAACTGGCATTCAAATTGAGATGTAATCACATGGATGCCATTCTACACCATTGCAAAGAAACAGGATTAGAAGTTGAAGTGGCATCCACATTAATTTCTTCCGCACTCAAAGCAAAAATTCGTGAAGAAGCACAAGAATTAAATTTGATTAAAAAGAGTTCAAAACTCCCTTTATAATTTGTTATGACAGAAAATTCAGGTTTTGCCGCATATGCATTATGGAATGCTTTGAAGTTGCATTTTACTTCCGAATCTTATGATTACTTTAAGTATAACGGAAAAACAAATGTATCTAAGCAGACATTCACCATCAACAAATCAAAATACCAATTCTATAAATTATCCCGTAAATACGATATAGAAGAATTAAAAAACTTCTATATTGCCAACTTTATCCAAGGTAAAGGTGATTGGGTAGGCGACTTACTTCAGGATGGTGATGAGAACTATACCAAGTGGCAAAAAACCCAACAGAGCTTGACATATACCTTTGAGAATGATATAATGTATATGTTTGATAGTGTTGATGGTGCTGAGTTTTGGCATATTGATGATTACTTTAAACCAATCGATGGTGGTTGGCCAATGTTAATTACCAAAATGATGCACGATAAGATTTCATTGGAAACAGTTTGTATCCTAGTTGATATATTTGGTTGTATGCCGAAATGGGAAAAACAAATTACTGAGGATATTATTTGGCCAACACACCGAAGAATTATAAAGAAATATACACCGTTTATACAATACGATAAAGAAAAGTTTACGAAGTTTTTAAAAGAAAAGATTAAAGAATATGCATAAGATTACCAAGATTTACTTGGACATGGATGGTGTGATTGCTGACTTTAATAAGCGATACAAAGAGTTGTATAAGATTGAACCAAAAGATGCAGACACATACAAAACTTTTGATAAGTTTTTTACCATGTTCATTGCTGAAAGACAGTTTGCCAAGTTAGATTTAATGCCTGATGCTCTAATGTTAATCAACTACCTCAGGTCATTGCCAATACCAACAGAGATTCTATCTTCAACATCATCCGAAAAGCGTGATGCTGAAATCAGAGAACAAAAGATTGAATGGCTCAATAAACATAACATTGAATTTCCTATCAATCTTGTACCAGGTAAAAGGTTGAAAAAGAATTTCTCTAACCCAAATTCACTATTGATTGATGATACTTCACAGAACATTGACCAATGGAGAGTAGAGGGTGGTGTTGGTATACTTCACACGGATGCCATCACTACCATCGGTATTTTGAAAATGTATACTTGACATTGGATAAATATTCTTATATAATGAATAATGTGGACAAGCCGTTTTATACACCGTTAATAATCCGTTTATACGAAAGGAAGTAAATTATGAGTTCATTTGCGAACCTCAAACGCCAATCTGGCAACCTCGATAAGTTATCTAAAGCAATCGAGGCACTCAATACCTCATCCGAGGGTAACGAAAAATCCGATAATTTCTGGCGACCAGAAGTAGACAAAGCTGGCAACGGCATGGCTACGATTCGTTTTCTACCAGCACCTGCTGTAGATGGCGATGAAGCATTACCATGGGTCAAAGTATTCTCACATGGATTTCAAGGACCTGGTGGTTGGTTAATTGATAACTGTTTGACCACCAAGAATCAACAATGTCCTGTGTGTGAACACAATTCTGCATTGTGGAATTCTGGTATCGAAGCGAATAAAGATATTGTTCGTAAACAAAAACGTAAACTAAATTACATTGCCAACGTTTATATTGTATCCGACCCAAAACATCCTGAGAATGAAGGTCAGGTTAAATTGTTTAAGTTCGGTAAGAAAATCTTTGATAAGATTTCTGAAGCCATGAATCCACAATTTGCGGATGAACAGGCAATCAATCCATTTGATATGTGGAAAGGTGCCAACTTCAAGTTAAAGATTCGTAAAGTTGAAGGCTATCAGAACTATGATAAGTCTGAATTTGAATCACCAGCTCCTTTGTTGGCTGATGATGATGAATTAGAAAAGATTTGGCAGACCGAATTTTCTTTGGCTGAAATGATTTCTGATAAAGAATTCAAATCATATGATGCATTGAAACAACGCTTGGATAAAGTTCTAGGTCTCAATGGTGAAGCACCAAAGACAACCGTAGAACAAACCAAAGCAAAGAACTTTGATGCCAAAACAAAATCTAATGATTCTCCATTTAAGGATGATTCTCAAGATGATGATATGGCCTATTTCAGCAAACTCGCTGAAGAAGATTAATCATGGGTAGTTTGTGAATTTTTAACGTTAAAATGAAAGGAAGTAAAATGAAGTATCTTACCGCACTGGTAGCTTCTATGTTCGCTGTTGCTGCATTTGCTCAGGCACCTGCTAAGAAAGAAACACCCAAGAAAGAAGCACCTAAAGCAGAAGTTAAGAAAGACGAAAAGAAGAAGTAATTTTTTCTTTCTTAAAAGAAACCCACCTTATGGTGGGTTTTTTATTGGTTATTATACAACTCTGGTACTGTATAATATCATTCTCTGAAATGTTTCCTCCATATTCCTTACGGAAGGAATCTCAGTAACACTTTGCTCAGATGGTTGATTTTGTGCATTGATATTTGTTGTATTGATTGTTTCACCAGCCAAAGTTGCAGCCGTTGGTAAATTCATTTCTAAATTTTCATTGGTTGCTGGCATTACAGCTGCTGATGCTGGTGTTGATGGCATCGGTGTAGCCATGTCAGAAGCCTCTGCTGAAGCCGTTGGTGTCGCTGTGGGTCCCGAATCAGCTTCTGGTGTTGCTGATGTTGGTACTGTAGCCGGTTTGCCAAGTAACTTATCTCTTTCAATTTTATAATCTTGAACTGCTCGTGCAGCTTCTGGACCTCTTTCCGAATATCCTTTTAGTTGTGCATCATTTAATTTTTCACCCTCATTGTAGTTTTTCTCAAAATTAGCAATTTCAGTTTTTGTTTTTTCATATTCTGGAAGTTTTCTAATACGGTCTTCCTCATCTTTGGCACCAGCAAGACCTCCAATATCTTGTGCTTGTTTTAAGGCCAAATTAAAAGGTGAATTAGGATCTTTATCGTAACTGGATTCATCAGTCAAAACTTTATACATGAAATAAGCAATTCCAGCTGCAGCTGCACCACCTAATAAAACTCCACCAACACCAGTAACAGCGGCTGATGCTAAGCTACCTAATCCTTTAATTGCTAACTTACCAAGGTCTTTTAAACCAAACATGGCCAATATATCATCAAGTATTGAACTACCTGGTTCTTCTTTCTTTGTTGCTGTTTCTTCTTTTGTTGGTTTATAACCTAAAGCATCCATTAATTCTTTATGGCGTTGTTTAGCTCTCAATTCTCTTTCAAATATTTCTTCTTCTGTGGGTGATAAATTTTCAAGTGAACGCCGAGAATCTTCCAACAAAAGATAAATCTCATTGAGCATCTCTAACATACCTTCACCACTTTCATTAGTGGGTTTTATCTTTGATGCTGTATCCATTTTACCTTGCTTACCGGTAAAATATTTCATATTCTTTTCACTTCTACCGGTCAACCTACCAACAATAGCAGGAGCTAAATTTGAACCACCAAACATAAACTTGGCAATGTTCATTGGATCAAACTTCTTCTTCAAGTTTGTCATTCTGGCTTTACTACCTTCTGAAACAGATTTAGAAATGGATTTACCAAAAGACTCTCCACCAACCATTTTCTCAGCGATTCTATCTGATAGTGTTTTTTTTCTTATTCTATCGGCTTGTTCGTAGTCCATTTTTTAACCTTTACTCTTTTCAAGAATTGCTGGTCTATCATTCTCTTTTTGTTTCTTATTTGTTTGTTGGGTATTATTTGTTTGATTAATATTGGTGGTATTTACAATGTTTGCATTCTTATCAGATTCAGTCCGCTTTAAATCTTTATTTTCTTTTGATGATTGGTCTATTTGTGATCCTACATTTGAAACATTATCTAAAGCGGTTGAATATTCATTTACTGTCTGTAATATCTTAGCACCAATGCCTTCATCCAAATTTAATTTTTTTCCACCAATTGCTTGAGTAACCGCTCTGTTTGCTTCGGATTGAGATTGAAAATCTAATTTTCCATTAGTTCCCTTTTTTACAAATTCGGCCACTACTTTATAATCAATATCCGGTTGATTAACTAATTCAGGATTAGATACAAGGTCTTGTCCTACAATCTTTGAGTATGCTTTGTAATTGTTTTTACCAGTTAATTGAATTGCACCACGGCCACGATATTTAAAACCATCACCCTCTTGTGTGTTGCCCATGGATTGGCCAATAGCCGTATCTTTTCCATACACCATTTCAGCAAATTTATATTCGTCTTTTTTAATCTGGTTTAATTCTTCATCAGTATATTTTGCAGCTCTAGTAGTAAATACTTCTCGTATTCTTTTATTTGAAGTGTTTGCATACGCTTTTAAATCTTCATTTCTAGGTTTAAATCCTGTTTCTTTACCAACGTTGGCTAAAATTGCTTTTTGTGCATAAGCATTTGTTATGCCTGCTGACATTAAAGCTGCTGTTAATACTCCTATTACTCCTTTTCCAGCTGCAATCACACCTTCTTTTCCAGGAAGTTTTGCTGCTGTTGGTGGTTTAACTGTTGGCGCTGGCGCTGCAGTTGGTGGTTTAACCTCTGGTTTAGGT